CGCTTAAAAAAGGATTTAACAAGTTCTATCTGCTCCATGGTGAGTCTATCTATAGTCGTAAGGATTCTTATATTACCCTTTGATTCATCTAAACAAAATAAGATCTGCGAGAGATTTTCTTCGAGACCCATAAGCTCTTTTTGTTCTTCTGCAGACATTGCAGGCAAGACTGTTAAACCCATATCTTTGCCAATTTCAACAATGGTATCAAATTCGGTCTCGGTCATACCTTGTTTCTTATTAATACTGGGTCCGTGCCAGTAAAGCATATTAAATTCTTTTTCAGACATACTTAGCTCCTCCAAAATTATTATAGTAACTCATCTATGAACAGTATATACTATAATTTGATTTCTACAATGGGTTTATATAATAGTTATTGCATGTTTTGGGGTGATATTGTATAGATTGGTTAAGTTATAACAAGAGGTCTATATTGTTACTACTATATGTTGTGTTTTTAACTAACTGAAGGCGAAGAAATGAGAAAAGAATTCCCAATAATGGAACGGAGGCGAATGGATGGTTATGAAATTGTGAATTTTGATAAAAATGGAATATCAATGGATCTTATAATATCTATTTTAAAGATAATGAGGTTTGTTATCAGCTATGATAGAAAAGAGGCCATCTTACATTTCGTCTATGCAAATTCACGTGGAAAACGGGTCTTCTTTCCTTATAGTTTTAGTGAAAAGAACTTAAGGCCATTATTTATTAAATATAATATGATTTTAGTTTTATTAGGTTTTCAGGAGCATGTTGAAGGTGAACCTTCCACGGTAATGTCAGAATATCTTCTAAAATTCCTTAAAGAATTAGAAGCTGAGGGAATTAAAAGGTTAGGAAGACGAATCAGAGCTACTAAGGATGCAGATAAGAAAGAAGTGATGATAGCACATCATTCGTACTATATAAGTTTGAAAGAACGGGGGTTAAAAGAAAGAATAGAAAATAGGTATGATCCTAAGGAAGAAAAATGACCAATAATAAAATAACCGATGCAGATATAGATAGCGATTCTTGGGAAGACGAAGAAACCGCGTTTCGATGTAAAGCGCTTAGAAGTCCAATAATTTTTACTTGGTGCGGATATGTTGTAATTCCAGGCGACTCTCCACTATTTTCTGCGCTAAGCGGCGGTATATTCTCTCCCATTGTTTCAAAATTAGATGTACACGGCGGAATTACCTTTAACGAAACAGATACTAAAGGTAATAGAGTAATCGGCTTTGATTGCGGTCATTTTTTGGATGCGTGGCCATTTGAGTTGATAAAAAAGCTACCAGGGATGAAAGAATTGGCAGAGAAGATGGAAAAAGGCATTATAGGGGCGGGATCCTATAAGGATATAAATTTTGTGAAAGAAGAGCTTGCTAAGTTAGCTAAACAACTTAAAAAACTTGAAGATGAACTAAAAGCAGAGGAAAAATGAACGAAACTACAAAAACTAAAATAGCCGAAACTCGCACCAAACTAATTACCGAATTACAAGCCGAATTAGCCCAGCTTCAGATAGATTTACTTCTAGAAGAGTTGGCTAAATCACAGGAAAAGCCAGATGAGGCTGATATTAAGCCTTATATAAGAACATGCAGCGTGATAGGAAAGGCTGCTGTCGCAATGCCTACATCAGACGGCCAACGTGTTTTCTCTATAATCCCCCCAAAACCCAAAAAACTAAAAACACCAAAAAAAACCTTATTATCAAAAGCGTCAGCACAAGGCGCAAGTCTCAAAGCCATAAATCCCGATTTTATGACCACAAAACCTGAAGACATGATAAATAGCATGCAACTTTGCAAGGTTCTTGATATCAGCTATACATGGCTTCGTGTCCTCATTAAAAAAGGCACCGTACCAAAACCAACCCACAATAAAAGATACTGGGCAGAAGCTGATCTTCCTAAAATCAAAGAAGCCGTTGAAAAAGCCCGCTCAAGACCGCGTAGATTCCGCAAAAAGCCGCTTGCGTCGCAGGCGTTTAATGACCATTCTGAGCTATTAATGGACATTGAAATGGTCGATGAAGTTGAGACAACCCAAGCAAAAGATGGCGTACTGGGGCGTTGGGCTAAGAAACTTAGGCTCGGACTCGACTAGAATTATTCACAATTTCTGTGCATAACTTGCTTATTAGTAGGCTGTAATGTAAGCTTATTGCAGCCTACAAGGTAATGATTAAAATTTAAGCAGAAATATGTCAGAAAAAAATATTAGCAGGGCTTTCTATAAAGAAATTATGCAAATGGCTAACTATGGCCTCATTAAGCAGCCATTTCACCTATTACATATACCTAACGAGCAAAGACCAGCAGATACTCCCTCTACTCGGATGAAGGTTGCTATATGGATGAATCACATCAAAAGCTTAGGGTTTATTCCAGGAGTTGCGGATTACCTACTATTATACAAGGGTGGGTGGGCTGCAATTGAGCTGAAAGCAGACGAGAAGAGTCTAAAGGCTCATATTGCTAAATCACTCAAGCTTCAGGACTCTACCGCAAGAGATCAAAAAATGTTTGCGGATAAGACCAACGAGATGCAAATGCCTTATTTAATTACTTATAATGTCGCAGTGGCAGTAAACTTTGTGCTAGATCTATTAGGAGAAAGCCCAAAAGGAAACGGTGATACCAAATCCAAGCAATAAGAATATCAATATCCCAAGCGATACATGTATCCATTTGTCGCAGCTATCTTGGCCCCGAGTAGAGACACCAAATCTCTCAATATCACGCCATACCTTGTATTCTTCAGTTTCTTTTTCGTCTAACATATCTAACCTCCAGTTTATTTTTAGTATTGCATCTTCCCTATAATCCTGCAACTATTATATAAGAGTTAATTCGTTAAAAAACGAGGAGAAGCCGACATGACAAATACCCTTAAAATCAATTTTATTGAGGAATTAAGGAAACAAGCAAATGGCGATGGTGGTATATTACCACCTAAGCGAATTATGACACGGGATATCCCTGAAGCAAATAGCTATTTGGTAATTGCGGAATATAGAACAAAGTCTAAGCCTAAGATTCCGATGTTCTTTGCTCAAGGCTCTGACGACAGCCAAGTCCGCGATTTTATTTTTAATCGTCTTATAAACCACTACCACCCTTTAGTGCTGCACAAATGAACGAGTTTTCCAGAGACCGCTTTTTACAAGCTGTTAACCATATTCCGCTTCTTCGAAATAACCTAAAGCGGCGAAAAAGACTACTCGCTGCTTTGGATTGTAAAAAAGGCGAAATCGATGATGATGCGCTTATTATCATGTACAAGAATAAACTAGCCGAAGAAAAGATTTACATACGTCAAAACCGTAGATATGTCCCAAAGCCTCTCTTAGCGCGCATAAAACTTCAAAATCTCTGTGATAGCACGGTCGCTCACTAGTATTAATTTCTCCTATACAAGTCTTAAAATATTTACTAATATTACAGATATATTTAATTCTTAGTATTGACAATGAGACAGAGCGAAGACGAAGAAATGCCTCCTGAACCTGAACGCGAGGATATGGAGGTAAATTTAACGCCTGAGAAAGTGCGCGTGGGAAATACCATGCACGTTTATAACGATGACGGTAGCGTAGATATTGATCTCAATCCTGAAATCCAAAAAAAAAATAAAGTCAGTGCTAAGCATTTCGAAAATCTTGCCGACATTCTAGACGATAAAGAACTCCAGTTAATAGCCGATACATTGATGAGCGCGGTTGAGTCCGACAAGACCGCAAATCAAAAATGGTATCAAACAGGGGCTGAAGGACTAAGCCAGCTAGGAATTGGCCTTGGCTCTGAAAAGAATATGCCACAGTACCAGTGGTCGAGTAAGGTATATTCCTCTGCGATGATGGAAATATTGCAGAATCTCCGTTCAATCGTGCAAACTGAATTACTGCCACCAAGTGGCCCTGCCGATATTAAAATACTAGGTATCCCAACCGAGGATAAAGAAGATAAAGCCCAGCGGTGGAAGGATTACTCTAATTACTATCTCACTGAAGTCTACAAAGCCTTCTCGAACGAAGTAATGGATGCAACAGGCTGGGCGTTGATGCTTGGGTCTGGATTTGTACGGGTATATATCGACCCAATCACCAATATGATTAAGACGCCTTCAATAGCCCCAGATACAATATATATGAATCCAGGAGCTAAGAATCTAAGCGAGGCAAGCCGAATCACCTACAATTATACTATCAGCAATAAAGACCTACGCATGAGGATGAAGAGTGGGTTTTACCGCGAAATCAGCCTTGGCTACAACGACGGGGAGGATGATACCGACCAGAATCCGCTAACCGAACGAATCGAAAAGATCTCGGGCAAAAATGAAATAAATTACGATTACGAAAGCAGCCACTCTATCTACGAAAGTCAGATAGACATTGATATCGAGAATCTGTCTCAACGCGACTTATTCGGTAAGAAAGACGGGTTGCCATTACCGTTTATTGTGACTATAGAGACCGAAAGCCGCAAAATCCTACGTATGGTGCGAAACTGGGAAAAGGGCGATGAGACATATAAGCGTATTGATCTAATCGTCCAGTTTCAAGCAATTCCTGGAATTGATATATACGGTCTAGGTCTGACCCAAATTTGCGTTAGTAATGCTAAGGCTTCTACTGGTCTAACCCGTCAATTAATTGATCTTGGTGTGCTTAATAACTTCCCTGGAGGGTTTAAGTCCAAGGGCGTTAAGGTTGCACAGAACGATAAATATCTCGGCCCTGGCGAATGGCTTGATATCGATATGATGGGGGCTGAAGACATCTCCAAAGTCTTTATGCCACTTCCTTATCGTGAGCCTTCAATGGTACTTAAGACACTCAAGGATGATCTCGATACAAACTCTAGAAATCTGATGGGGGCGGCCACTATATCTCTAGATGATATAAATACTAACGCACCAGCCTCAACGACATTACCGATTCTTGAGCAACTCAACCGTAACCAAAACAGCATTATGCGCCGCTTCCATAGCAGCATGGGTGATTTGCTCCAATTAGTGTTTAAACTTTTCCCCGATATGTTGCCTGATGAGCCTTATCCATTTAAGATCTCGGGTAGCGAACATACACTTCTCAAAGAAGATTTCTCTCCAGATTTGGCTATAGTTCCCGTTTCTGACCCAAATCTAAATTCCTCGACTTTGCGTAACATCAGAGCCCAAGCTATGTTCGGTCTAGCTCAACAGCAGCCTGATTTATTCGATATGCACGAGGTAACTAAGCGCGTGCTTAAGGAGATGAAGGTTGAGGATATCGACAAGATATTACCTCCACCACAAAAAGAGGAAGAGCCTACCCCACTCGACCCAATAACCGAAAATATGAATGCGATGTCTGGCAAACCTCTTACGGTCTTTATTGCCCAGAATCACCAAGCACATATTACTACTCACCAGGCGTTTGCTCAGTCACAGCAAGAACAAAACCCTGAAGCCGATTTATCACCGATGCAAGCGCACATCACAGAGCATCAGACCTACATCTATCTGCAAGAAATGCAAAATATGATGCATGAGCAATTGCCTGAAGACCCAAGCCAGTTGACTCCTGAACAGCAAAATGAGATTGCACAGAAAGCTGCTGATGCTCTGATGAAACAGCAAAAAGAGGAGCAAGCTGCTAATCCTCCACCGATGGATCCTACTGCTGTTATGGATAAGCAAGTCGATGTCGATAAGGCAAGAAATGAGATGAAAGCTCAAATCGATACGATGAAACTTGAGAATGACAAGTTGCGCATTGATCTCGACATGTTCAAAGCGCAGTCCAAGAACGAGATCGATCGTTTGAAAATTGATACCGACTTCAGACTTAAAGAAGCCGAGCTTGAACTAAAAGGGATTCAGGTGCAAGCACCTCAATCACTGGAGAATATCAATATGCCTGATACTCCGCCAATTGAGTTACATCAGCCAGAACTGGGTAATCAGGGAATGCCTGATAACTCACAGGAACAGCCTCAGGGGTGAGGCTTACGGTTATTTCCAAAATGGAAACAGCCACTTAACGCGGATATCCGCATAACAAAAGTAGGGAACTAAAATGAAAGAATTTGAACACTCAAAAGGCCATAAGTCCATGAGTAGCTTTGTGCATATGCTTACTGGCCACGAAAAATCTGAAAGAGGAACTGGGGAAAAAGGTGGCGAACTATTAAGTCGCACTAAATCAATCTCAGATCGCCTAAATCGCGATAGAAGAGCTATTGGCGGCCAAATGAACGGCAATGTCATGGATAATGGCATGAATAATGGTATGAGCAATGGTATGAACGGCCAAATGCAACAACAACAAATGCCTACAGTTAATCCATTTAATCGCCAACAACCACAAACACCTATGAAAAAAGGTGGCAAAGCCTGCCATGGTAAACGTAGGGAAAAACACTTTTTAGGAGCAGCAGTAGGTACTCTAGCTCCTGCTGCTATTGAAAAAGGCGTTGATTATGTCAAAAGTGGCAATCTGAAACGTGATATAAACCACGTTGGTAACACCGTTTCCAAAAGCGCGCAAGGATGGAAAAAAATGCTTGGTTTTGAAGAAGGCGGACGTGCCAAAAAAGACTTTGGTGGCACAATGAATAAGATTGGCCAAGGCGTTAAAAACATTGATGGCAACGTTGCTTCGGCAGCCAAAAATGTTGGTAACAAGATTGCTTCTGGTGCTAAAAACTTTGGTAGTAATGTTGCCAAAGGTGCTGAAGTTGTGGGTGGTCACGCTCGTAATATTGGCAATAAGATTGCTGATGGCGCGAAAAGCTTCGGCAAGGCTCTTGGTTTTGAAGAAGGCGGAGAAGTTCGCAAGAAACGTGGTGCTGGTGGCATGATGGGTCGCAGAATGGGCATGATGCAAAAAATTAAGGCTCCTGTTGCTGAAAGTGAAATGCTAACCACCAAAAGCGGTGGAGGCAGAGCACGCCATGCTATGGGTGGCGTTGGTAAAATTCGTAAGGACGAATACTAAAATCTAAAATGGGATAAGGGGGTTTTGAAAAAGTTTTTCAAAATCCCTTTTTTTATGGGTACGTCATCGACATATCAAGATAACGTGTACGAATTTCTCCAAAAAACGGACATATCTAGCTAAATTTCAGAAATAATAAATTTTTCTTGCTATTAGGCAAATGTTTACACTAAGATAGTTTTGATCTTAATTATATTGAAATCAATATTAAATTATTAAGGACTACTGCCTTTATGTTAACCGCAAATACATCACTAGAATCATTACTAGTTATAATACAAGAACGCATCGACGCCGAAAAGCTCTACACTAATAATGTTACAGGAATATTCTCATTCGAAAGACTTAAACATATTCAGGGAAAAATTGCAGGACTAGAGGCTGCTTCGCAGATATGCGCAGACTTAATAAAAGAATTAAAAACCAATGCTATACCTCAACAAAGCGGAGACACTAATGCTGGATAAGAATATTGAATATCAAAGACTAGTCGTAGACCTTAAGGGCAGAAAATACGATCTAGGATACGTAAATACGTTTGCTTACATAACAGTTTGGCCATTTAAGCCAGATATGGAAGTAAAAGACGGAAAATTCCTGCGCTTACAAAAAGAACAAGATCATATCCCAGATATGCGTTTTGGTAAGGTTGTAGCTGTTGGGGAGGGCGCATTTCCTGAGTCTAAGTTCTTTGCGCGTCCACTATGTCGAGTTGGTGACTGGGTATTCTATCGCCGTTTTGAAAACAACCTATTTGGCATAGGCTCAAGACCTAATGAAGCGGAAGTCGCAAAAGTCGCAGAACTTGAAAAAGAAAAAGAAGAATTAGACCTTGAGCGTAGAGATGGTTCAATAACCATCTCCAGACGCTCTGAAATCGAAAACAAAATCCGCGCTATTAATGTTGAAATCGAAGAAGTTGGTGGACCTAAAGTGCATATGTTTGGCAATATCATGTGCGACGCAGTGGTTCAGAACTTAGGCGATGATTCAATTGTAGACGTAGAGCTAATCGATATGTCGTGTAACATGGGGAGATAATCATGCAAGAAAAAATAGATACTGAAATCATTCCATCTCTTCAAGCTGTTGAGACCGAGGCAAATACTGAACTCGATAATATTATGGAGAAGCAGGCTAATGATAGTGGCGTTGCTGGCATTACCTCACATTCCCCAGTTCTTGAAAGTAAATTAACTGACGAGCAAATTGATGACCGCCATATTGACGAAAGACGCGAGAAGCGCAAACGTCATACTGGCGAAGTAATTAGACTAAGACAGCAAAGAGACCAGTATAAAGACCTCTACGAGCGTCAAAGACTTGAGTATGAAGCAGAATTGCGTAGTAGGGACAAACAGCTTGTAAGTGAGCGTGAACATGCTCTACGCATCAAAACAGATGTCGCTAAAAACGCCATTGGAGAGGCCCTAGAAAATGGAGATAATGACAGACTGGCCAAAGCTGTTGAGTTACTTGGTGAATTTGCTGTTGAGAAATCCAATCTTGAAAGAGTAGATCCGTATGTAAATTATGCTCCAGAAGCTCCCGTTTATTATGATCAACAACCGCAAATTCAGCAAGCAGAGGAAGTGTCTGACGATGAATTTTATGAGTGGTCAGCTGAACCAAGAAACGAATGGTGTAATCCAAACTCTAGACGATTTAACCAAAAACTTGCATCTAAAGCCGCTGAAATGGATGCTTTTTACCGAGAAAGCGCATCACTGAGTGCAGACCCAGAAACCCATAAAATGATCGGTAGTAGGGAATATTACGACTTTATTGGCGAGAATCTGAAAAGGGAATATGGCTTAATTCCAGCTGAAAAACCAATAAATAATGCCCCTACCGAAAGAAGTGAGCCAAAACGTAGCGGCCATATTGCCCCAGCTGTACAGGGAAGCGAACCTTATTTTTACAAGAAAGATGGTAAGAACTGGCTAAATATGCCAACTGATTTCAGGAGATCTATCGAAACATGGGTTCCTAACCTTGACATGGTTAATCATAAAACTGGACGCCAATATAGTGCCGAGGAAAAAATGGCACTCTATACCGAAGAATATTTACAAAACAAAGAAAGAGGAAGATAAGATGAGAAACCTAAAAGCCGAATCCATCTCAAACACAACCATATCCATGACTGTACATAAAAACAGCAACAAATTCCAAGTGGGAGGAATCGGAGCAAGGATCGACCTTGAGCGAATCCCCGAAGGCTGGACATATGCTCTAGTTAATCTGCGTGATAAAAATGGCAAATATGACCAAACCATCATCAGAACCAAGTTAGCAGAAGGCTGGATTGAGGTTGCTGGTAGCGATCACCCAGAGTTGACACGCGTAGGGCAATCTAAATTACTCGAGATGGATGAAAAAGATCTAATCGAAGATGGTTATAATACACTGATGAAACGTCCAAAAGAACTGGACGAAGACGTTAGGACAGAACATTTTAATCTAGCCAATAAAAGCATGGATATTGTTCGTCTTGCTCAGAACTTTTTTACAGGGCCAGCTCAAATATTTGAGAACAATGTATCTATGGGTCCTGTCCCAAGGTAAAGATTTTAATACATATTACAAAATAGTTATTGACATATATTTTTGATTGTCTGATAATTATATCATATTACTACGTCCACTTAGGGGTTGATGCGCTAATTCGTCCCTCCATGAAGTGTCGATGCGAACGATGGCTACCCGCTATCTCAATTTCTTACATTATTGAAGTTTCTAGATTTACAGCTTTTGTAATTTTTACAAAGCTTGGGTGAGTCTTATCTTTTGCATGTTTAATCACAAATTTATAAGGAGTATTTATTATGGCAGTTTTACCAAATAGCGGCGGATTTAGGGGATGGGGTTCACTAGCAGCAGCCGAATATAATTCAAATCTCTTTGTAATCTTAGCAATTGCAAGCGGATATACAGCTGCTGAATCTGCAGTAGCCGGAAATGGTATAGCCAGTGGAGATCCCGTATGTGCTGGTGCCGATGGTACTATTAAATTAGCTACTCCTGCTACTACCCCTGGCTCAACTTGGACACTTGATAAGAATGGAACTCCTCTTGGAACATTTATCAATGCTGCTTGGGAAGATGCTGCTACTGGTGATACAGTAAGCGGTGGTTGGGTTAATGGCACAGTCCCTGCAGGTGGCCGAGTTGGTAGAGCACTTGTTATGATCGACCCAAATGTTGTCTATGCACTGCAAATTGATACAGCAAATTCTAGTTTGACGCAGCAAAATGCTTTTGATAATGCTAACTGGTCATACTCTGCTGGCACATTTTTTCAAAGCAACAGTATCTCAAATTGTGGTCTTTCTGTGGCAAGTCTTGTTAACCAAGCCACTACAAGCGTAAATCTTGCTCCACTTAAAGTATGGAACTATGAAAGCTCAGCTGCTCAGGCAGTAAGTGGAGTGAATAACTCAACTTGGGGCAACTTCCTCTATCAAACTGCTACGACTGGCAATAGCTGGAATAACGTACCTAACCCATCATTACTTGTGACCTACAACAACCATTATCTGCGTGCAGGTACTGTTGGTGGCACTGGTACTGCTACTGGTGCTTAAGACTATTAGACAATTTTAACTAAGGAGAACTAAAATGGCTCAACAATTAATAACCACCGCATCGATAATTAGTGAACTCCGCCCAGGACTTGCTAAAGTTGCTTCTAATATGAAGATTTATGATCAATGGGCAGATATTTTTACTGTCTATAAATCAGATAAAGCTGAAGAATACGAAACACGTATGCAAATGGTTGGTTCGGCTCAACAAGTACCGCAAGGCACTCCAATTCCGCTTAGTTCTGCTGGCCAATTCCTAAAGATCACTTACAAAAATTTGGACTTTGGAATTGCCTACGAGATTACAGCTCAAGCGATTGCGGACAACTTGTATAAGTCTGAATTCCCACGAAACTCTAAAGGTTTGATGAATGGGTTGATCAATGCGAAAAATATCCAAGCAGCTAACGTTTTCAACTTTGGGTTTTCTTCAATTCTGTCAGATGGCCAACCTCTTTACTCTTTAGCTCATCCAATTGGAGCTGCTCCTGGGTCTTACGCAAATATGTTTAAAATTGGCGTTTCCCTGAGCCAGACAGCACTTCAAGATGCAATCATAAAAACTACTAATGAATTCTATGCAGAAAACGGCATGAAAATGTCTCTCACCATAGACAACCTCTTAGTATCTCCAGGATTGCAATTTACAGCTGAAGAAATTCTTGGTTCAAAATATAAAACCGATACAGCTAACAACAATATCAATGCGATTTACTCAACTCATGCAGTTCGTAAAGGTCTGATAATTAACAACCAAATTACAATTCCGACATTCTGGAGCTTAATTACGAACCAAGAGAACGGATTCAAACTGTATCAACGTCAAGCTATTGAGACCGATATCGAAACCAAACCATTGACACGCTCTTTGATTGCTATGGCTTGGGAACGATACTCAGTTGGTTGTTCTGATCCTACTGCTTGTTTTGGTTCTTACGGCGCATAATAATCTAATGGAGGCTAATTGTGTCTTTAAAAAACGGAGACTTTCCGAGCCTTGGTTCGCATACTAGCGATGGACAGAGAACAGGAGGGATTTTTTTCAAGGGTTACGATGATAAATTAAACGGCGTTTTAAATAGCTGCCGATTTAATTATAATATCCTAGCTGCTGATCCTACTACTGCCGACAACAAAGGAGCAATTTCAACAACTAATGCATGGCCTGCATCAAAATACCTAACCCTAAATACCAATACAATTACCTTCCCAGGTAATGGCCCTGAGATTGCCTCTACCGTTAATCTAAATGGTAATATATATCGTCAAATTACCTCTGCGCCTTACGGTATGACAATCAGGTTTAATTTTTCTGGTACTACTACTTTAGATACGAATGTCACCATCTATGGCCTAGACTATGGACAATATCCAGTCACAGAAGCAAGAGTTATTCCTGCTGGAACGCCTATGTCTGATTTTACTAGTGATATAGCCTATAAGTGGATTCAAGCTATCCGTATGGATAATATGCCAGGCTTAGGCATTAGTATCGCAGTTGGAATCGATAATTCATATGGATTTCCTTACTATATCTATGATGCTGGCCTAATCGAAGTCATCGAAGCAGGAACAACGATCTTTAATCCAGGTGCTAATCTAGTCCTTGGCGATACAACATTTCCAAGAACTAATACTAGCCTAGACCCACGCGGTATCTTAGCCGTATCTACTGGTTATTTTAATGTCAATTGTTTCGTCTTTGGTGCTCAACCACAGGGAGTTATCAATCAGCAAGTTTCAGATTTTGGTATGCCAAGCGCATATGCAGACCCATTCACTTCCAAATATGGAAGAGCTCAATTTTCTAGTCCACTTATTATTACATAGGAGCGTATATGACTTTAGGAGTAGGCTCATTAATAACACCAAACGGGGATTATCCTTCTTTTGGCACGCACACTTCAGATGGCTTTCGAAGTGGTATGCCTTGCTCTAATGGATACGAGATAGGTAATGCGCCTGGAGTAATTAACTCGCCTCTATTTACATTCGTATGTAAACCTGCTGATCCAACTACCAGCCCTAACCAAACCTGTATTGCCCCAAGCCAAGCAATGCCATCATCAGGCAATATGGTGTTTGCTACAACTGCTATTGATTACATTACGGCTTTTCTCAAGTTTCAACAAGGTACATTCTTAGGATTTGTTGATGTGCCGTATGGCAGAAGATTGCAAATATTCTTTAGTGCTGCAACATCTGCAGCTGCGCCGTTTACAATTACAGTATCAGGCTATGATTACGGTGGGTACAAGGTTGTTTCTAGCGTAACTATTTCATCTGCGACTACTGCAATCACATTGCCAAAATGTATGCAGTCTTTTGAGCAAATCAATTTTAGTGCGAGTCCTTGGGCTTCTGGCTCTAATACTGTAAGTGCTGGTGTATCTAACGCGATAGGTCTTCCATACTACTACGTCATAGGCACTCTGAATCTATCGCTCAGCGGCGCGCAGTTTAACCTAACAGGCACCTCTATTGTTGTCGGTGATAATACCTACGTCTTAAATACCAATACTGGCCTATATGGGGGAACTATTACTAGCGGTGATCCACGTGGGGTTATTTTATGTCCTGCAACCGATGGTACTAAATTCTTATTTGCAGAGATGTTTGTTTTTGGCGGTCAAGTTACGGCGCTGATCGAACAACAAGCCAATTACCTCCAATGGCCTCCGATGATCCCTGCACCACAATATGCAAATCCTGACGCAAGTACACCTACAGAATCAGTCTATAGCTATCCATTTAATGCGCGTTATGGACTACCACAATATAGCCAACCATTGATTTAGAGGAAAATATGGATATTACATTATCGGGTGGCACTCATACAGTAGATGGGCTAAAAAGCGGTGAACCAGTGTTCAATGGCTATGAGCTTGGTGGCTCTCCAGGTGTACCAAATACCGTACGCAATACCTACATAATTCAACCAATCGCTGCAAATCTATCAGCATTTGCAAGTGGTGTTAATACAGTTGACGCCACTAACACTGTACCTTTGAGCCTAGTTACTCCAGTAAATGCTAAGAATTACTGGACAGTAATAAATGGTGTAAATGTAATAAAACTAGACGTGCCAAGAAGTATTAATTTGAAGTTTAATGGCACTACACCCGCTGGTAATGCTACATTCTATGGTTACGACTACGGTGGATATCCATTGACTGAACAAAGAGCTTTGGTTGCTGGAGGTACTTCTAATTCTAGTACATATAGCTGTTTTGCTTATCTTCGCGCTATTCAACTTGATAATCCTGCTACCAATGTAAGCGTAGGTTTCTTCAATCTCTTTGGTTTGCCATATTACATATTCGATCAAGGGGCAGTCCTTAATTCTTATTTTGGTGGTCTTACAATCAATCCAGGCACAGCAAATATCACTTGGGTGGTTGGCAATACTACGAGTCAATATGCAGCTACTACCAAAGAATATTCTGGAACAATAACATCAGGTGATTGCCGTGGTAGAGTTCTTATATTCCCAGGCTTTGCAGCACAACCTAATGGTAGTAACTACCTAATAGTCAACCAATATGTCTTTGGCGCACTATCTCCTAATCTGATAGCTAACCAAGCTAATATTCTCCAGTTACCACCTCTTGTAGCAGTTAATCCTGGTGAGGCTAATAGTTCAATATTTGCTAACCCATTCAGAGCTAGATTTGGCATTACTCCATATTCTCAACCATTACCATAGGAGGATAAAGTGCGACAAGTTGTTATTACCTACACACAGGCTAGCCCAACTGCTTTTACCGCTGTATCTGCTATACCAGCAGGAAGTGTAACCGCTTTATCCTTACTAAACTGGAATTGCGTGATTAATCCTGGTCTTGCAAGGAAAATCTCTATTACTACAGTTGGGGCTTTTACTGGCACATTTACCATCACAGGCCAAGATATTTTTGGTGGTACTCTCACCAATACCATTACTGGTATTAGCTCAACAACGACTTTAACCACCAATCCATTTTATATGTTATCGAGTGTTACCTATACAGGTACAGTTCCTGCAAATGGTACAGTTTCAATAGGTACTGGTGGCAATTCTACTGCAGGCGAGACTTGCGCTACAAGATGGCAGATGCTTGATAATAACTGCTCTAGGTTCCAGTTTGCAGCCACCGTCAATATCTTAGCTGGCGGTATGACATATCGAATGTACTGCACGTTAGATGATCTCGATAAGAACTCATTATCTACCGCTAATCCTCCCTTTACTCTTGATCTTATTTCTAAGACAGAAACTTTTACCGATTATACAGCTGTCGGATATTTCGGATTTCCGAGCGGAACAAGTACTGTAAGTGGAGGTGGAGGTGAAGGTGCTGCTGTTATCTCTGGCATACAATTAACTGCATCTGGGATCGCTTCTGGTAGCAGATTTGTCCTAACTTACATTCAACAAGGAGATTGATCATGCACAAAGATAGAAGAGATGAAGACGAAGAAAACGATCCTTTTTATAAATTTTACAACCCAGAGACAGATTCTGAAGGCAATGTCATGTTCCATCGGATTAAACATTCCAACAAGTTTGATGATCACGACGATAAACGATTTAAAGCAAAAGATGTTGATGCGCTAAAAAAGGCTTTATTGCGCAAGAATCGTCATAAACGCGCTGAAGGTGGTTCACTATTTGGTCCTACCAAGAAGGGGTAAAAGGTGAGTGTACAAAAAACAGAGAACTATAATTTCGGTGGCATGAATATTGATGCCATTATCCGTACTGCTTACGAGCGTATTGGTATTCCTGGTTCTTTGATGACGGGTCAACATATTACCTCGGCCAAAAACTCACTAAACCTTATTTTCTCAGAATGGGCTAATGATCTGAAGCTATGGATGGTTAGTCAGAATATGTTCTCGATAATTCCTGGCCAAGCTGATTACTCATTGCCATTAAATATCGTCAATATCATCGATGGCGAGATTAAAGTAGCTAACTGTGTTAGGCAACTTGGTGGTACAGCATTTGCCTTTGCTGGTAATCCATCAGTTCCAAATGGTAATGCTGCTAATGCTTTTAACCCAAGTTCGGGCGGAGCATGTACCCAAACAGTGGCAAATGGGTATATTGGTTATGATTTTGGCGCATTAACCTCATATCCAATCAAATATATTGGTGTTCAATCTAATATTGCCACCAACTACACGTTAATGTTTGAGTATTCGCTAGATGCTAACTCTTATGCCAATAACGTTTGGCTGAATCCATTTGATTACAACGCTCTACCAAATTCAGGTATTTATTATCCGACTACGCAGAGCTTCCAAGAAGGTCAAATTACATGGTTTGTGATGCCAAACGCTGCTTCAGCCAGATACTGGCGTGTTCGCGAGACTAGTGGGGCTGTCTTAAATATTCAGCAACTATATTTTGATTTACCTACCCATGATTCGCATTTAATTAGTCGTTTTCAACGCAGCGAGTATCTCTCTGTACCTAATGTGCAAGTTGTTGGCAGTGTATCGACCTTTGAGGTTAATCTGACGCTGCCGCCTACCTTATCGCTATATCCAACGCCTAATAGTACGTATGCATACGTGATCTATAACGCCAAGACCTACATTAAGGACGTTAACTCCATGCTGGATAATTATTTTGTTCCTCAGCAATGGTTACCAAGCATTGTTGCAAGGCTAGCTTTCATGCAAGCAATGGCTTTTGCCCCAGATCGTACAGCAGATACCAAGGCCTACTCTGATGAGGTCTATATGGCTGCTTCTTATAACAATTGTGAGAATGGTCCGACCCGTATTTTCCCAGATTTTGTCGGAGGCTATGGATATTAGATGCTTAGATTTGGCCAACATGGAAAACTTACCGATTTTGACTTTGATAATGTAATGGCATCAGCATTTTGCGACCGTACCAACATGCAATGTATGCATCATGATTTGGTAAGGCAAATGGAGTTTGGCGGAAGCGGTTTGTATTTCACTGGATACCTAGTTCATAAGGATTTTATTGATGAACCTAATCCTCAGAATTTGGCTCCAAGACCCAACAATGATCCGACTGCGGTACCATTTCCAAGACCAAATGGTCCTGGTAGCCAATCAATTTAATTAAGGGAGTAAAAGTTATGGGTAACGCATCAGATACATCAGAATTTGTTTTAGTTAACAATGATGTTGCTCTTCCTAACAGCAGGAAACTCGTTGTTGCTCCAGGGCTTTCCAGAACTGACTCAGGGGGAGGCGGAGACTTAACAATTGCGCCAGCAGGCATCCTTGGGTCTTTGCAAAATTTATCTTCTACAGGAATTCTTGTTAGAACAGCCACTGATACTGTTGCTACTCGGGAACTCATCTCAGGTGTTGGTATAGCCATTACTAACGGTGATGGTGTTGCTGGTGAGCCAGTACTAAACGTGTTGCCTGATTCCAACTTACAACGCGTTGAGGTCTTGCTCAATGGCAATTCGCTCTCTCAAAGAGCTTATTTGAATTTTATCGATGCTGCAGGAGTTGGCATTGCTGTTCTTGATGATTCTGGTAATAACCGCACCAACATTACCATCAGCTCAGAAGTTGGAGCCGATACAGATGCACCTTACCTAATTAAGACTCCCTTTGCTGGACTGCCGAATGCCCAGGTCATGGGCGGCCTTGCAACTGGAATCGTAAAAAATACAACCATAACAGGTATTCAAACTATAGCTGTGTCTGATGTTGATTATCAATCAGCCAATCAAAATTTAATTGAAATATCTGCAATCGATCCAGTTGCTGAAGGTCAATTACTGACTACTACTGGCGGAGCTTTTGTCTCATTACCAGCAGGGCCAAACAACACTTACCTGTCAATGGTAGCGGGTAATGCTGCGTGGCAGGCAATTCCAGGTGCGAGTAACTACGTGGTAATGGCAGTCGATTTTACTGCAGTACCTAATGTCAACTATCTCATAACTGGGGTGGGGCTTGTAACCATTACATTGCCTGCTGTTTGTCCTCAAGGCGCAGTCATAAAAATCGCAGGTTTTGGCGCAGGAGGCTGGGTACTTGCACAACAAAATTTACAACAGATTTTATTCGGAGATCAACAGACGAGCATCGGTACTGGAGGTGGGCTTTCTTCTACCTACTTTACTGACTGTGTTGATGTGGTATGTGGGGTATCTAACCTCACATTCACGGTCGTCAAACCACTAGGGAACGTAAACTTTTTTTAATTTTAATAGGAGAATATCATGGCTACAAATAATAGTATTAATACCCCACTAATTACCCCAGTAAACCGTGGTGGTTCTGGTGTTGCAGAAATTACAGCAAATAGCTTTATCTATGGTGCTGGTACTGCTGCAGTCGTTGAACTTGCTGCTGGTGCTGGTGATCTCGTTATCGGTACCGCTGGTGCACCAACGGTAGTAAATCTTGCTGCTGATGAAGTAGTAATTGGTGGCGGTACTTCTGCTCCAACATCTATTGCTCTTACCGATGGTCAGCTAGTAATCGGTGCTACAGGTGGTGCTCCAGCTGCTGGAAACATCGTAGGTGGCGTTGGTGTTACAGTAACTAATACTGCTAACGGTATTGAGATTGCTGCTGATTCATCTGAAAACTGGACTGATGTAACAGGCACTTCACAAGCTATGGATGTGAACAGTAGTTATTCAGCTAATAACGCTGCTCTAGTAACACTTACACTTCCTACTGTGGCTGCTTACGGTTCTATGTTCGAAGTTGCATACAAAGGTGCAGGTGGCTTCTTAATTGCACAAAACGCAGGGCAAAGCGTGCGCATGGGTACGTCTGTTTCCAGCACTGGAACAGGTGGTAGCATAGCGTCTTCTGCTGCTGGTGATGCAGTAAGGTTCTATTGTTCAACTGCAAATAGCGGTTTTACAGTACTAAGCGCTCAAGGTAACTTGACCATAGTTTAAGGCCTTTTTGCTGTCTTTGGCAATACGGTTAAAGGGTGGGTGCGGTTTGTACTCACCCTTGATTCTTGAATAATAAATGAGGGTAAAATGGCTACTAATAACACAATCAATAGCTCGGTTCTTGGAAGCGGTTTACCCGCATTTACTTTCTGTACAATACCCACTAATACACCAGCTCTTTTAATTCTAACAACTGCTTCAGATTATATTGAGTCTGATGTGCTAGACGCATATCTAACCAGTCTTATTAACCTTTCTCAGACTCTAGATGCTAACGCTACTTTAGTATTTTCTTTGAAAGTAATGTTTGATCTTGGAGCTATTCCTGCAGTCAATGAAACCGTTTCAGTTGCTATTGGAACCGATCAAATCGGTGGTACAGCATTTTCTCCGATTCCTGAATTAATTTCTGTGCCCCTTGCAATGGTTACACCATCAGTCACTAGTGTCGATATACCAATATTAATTACTGATATTGCAGATGCGGCTAATACAAAGATCAGATTCTATTTCACGAATAATGCTACTTCTTCGATAGCGCTTCTTTCAGTAACAAGTTTTGTAAGCGTTATGTACCTTCCAACCGGATATAACATTTAGGAAATCTATGGCCTTTGTTCTAACGTACCCTGGATTAGTAAATATAGTTACAAGCTACTTAGAGCGTAATGACACTAATTTGCTCAATAACATAGATAACTTCGTTTTAATAGCTCAGAGACGTATCGCAAGCGATCTAAAGACACTGTTAGATGATGTTATAGTTGATGGAAAGTTTATAGTAGGTGAACCATATCTTCAAAAACCCCCACAATGGTTAAATACCATCAGTTTTAATATTGGTCTTGATCCTACTCAACCAGCTAGTGCGCTAAATACCAATATTAATCTTGAGCTTAGAACTTATGAGTTTTGCCTAGCCTATTGGCCACAGCAAGGTGCAACGGCTCAGCCAAAATACTATGCTGATCTTGATTATCAGACTTGGTATATATGCCCAACGCCAGACCAAACCTATCCTTTCGAGGTCATATTCTCACAGATTCCTACTGCGATTGATTCAACATTCGAGGTTAACTTCATAACACAGTATGCGCCGCATCTGCTTGAATATGCAACTCTGCGGGAAGCTATGATCTTCATCAAAGACGATGAGCGTATCCAGTTCTTTGAATCTGCATATCAAACAGCTTTAGCGGGCATGACCCAAGATGATAAAAAACGCCTGGCTGACAGGTTCTATAACAGGGAGGCTGACTAATGACCGTATTTGTACCATCTGGCACGATATTACAACCAACCAATACCAGCTATAGAGCAATTGCTTTAACTGCGAATCTACAGCTATATTGGCCAATTAATTTCTTTAATACACCAGATATAACTGCTGCTATTCTAAATGTGAATTCAGCAGCAGGTGGCCCATTCACTATTACCATGCCTAATGCTACTAACGTGTCGGTAGGTCAGCTAGTAACGTTCAACAATGTTGGCTCATTTGGCTTTGTCGTCAAAGACAATGCTGGTGGCACTATTTTATCTTCTGTAGCACCTGGAGTTGCCTACAACATCTATGTTATCGATAATACGACTGCTGCAGGTCAATGGTCTATTATTACGGCTAGTTCCAGTGGTGGAGGCGGTGGTGCGCCTGGAGATGCTCCTTATATCGTCAAAACGCCTGTTCCAGCCTTAATTAACTCCGAGGCACTATCTACATTAGCATTAAATGGCGCAAATCTTCTTAAATCGGATGCTACTGGCACTATCGACAGAGCGCTTTCTAATGTCGATTATAATGCCTATAGCATATATCTCAATCAGATAGCCAACATAGCCTTAACAGCAGCTTCAGCAACAGGGATGCTACTACAAAGCAATAACGGCGTATATAACTCGCTAAATATTGGTGCAAGTGGCTATGTTTTGACTTCTAACGGTACATCGTGCCTTTGGGCTCCTGCAAGCGGTGGAGCTATCAATATTATCAATCCTAACATCATAATTGGCGGGGATTTTGATGTAAACCCATGGCAGAGAATTGGTGCTGGTGGATCAGCCTCTGTAGGAAATGTCATCGAGACCTATGTTGCTGATAGGTTTGTTTGGAGATTCTCTACTAATCCTGGTTCTAATGTTTTACAAAATAATTTTGGGAATGTCCCACCTATATCTCTGACTGGCACTAATGTTGAAACTACCATGCACATTGATACAAGCGTGGCAACAGTGCCTGCTGCAGCCGATAGTTACTTACTATGCTATCGCGTAGAGGGATTTGATTATGTAGCATATGCCAATGAGCCTTTAACACTATCATTTGCTATATACGCTGGTAAGGTTGGTACGTATTGCGTGTCATTTAGCAATTCTGGCCAAGATAGGTATTACATACAAGAGGTGACGATTGCCACACCAAATACTTGGAATTACATTACTGTCAATATGCCTGCACCACCAACAACTGGCACATGGGATTATACTAGTGGAATTGGACTAGATATTCGTATTTGTCTTGATGCTGGCGCTAATTTTGTTGGTACAGCTGGAGCTTGGAATACAGGGAATGCTTATTGTACCGCAAATCAAGTACATGCATTAAGTGGCATATTTGTCATGGAGCTAGCATTATTCAAACTAGAACTTGGCGTGCAAAGAACAAAATTTGTTAATCGCCCAGTAGCACAAGAATGGGAGAACTGTCAGCGTTATTACTGCAAATCCTATGATATGGACACCATACCTGGCTCTAATACGGGTTATGGTTCAATTATTTCAAATACAGTGGGACCTGACTTAGTTGCAAATGGCGGTAGCTGGCTACTTGGACAGCATATAACGTTCCCAGTTGTAATGCGCAATTCTACATTTAATCTTAGCGGTACTGTATATAGCCAAACTGGTGCAATCAACAATTGGCTCTTTACCCCTATTGGAGGCGTTGCTACTAATGTCGCATCTACTGCAATAGTTCACTCAACAAGAGGGATGTTCGTAGCTAACAATACGGGAGCAGCATATGGTATTAATCTAGGAACTGCCTACGGTCATTACACAGCCGATGCTGAACTCTACAGGCCATAGGTAAAACATGGTTGATCATTATAACCTTAGACTTGATATACCAGCAGGAATCCAGCGCGATGGCACGCAGTTTGACAGCGAGTATTGTGTTGATGGAGATTGGTGTCGATGGTATCGCAATCGCCCAAAGAAAATGGGTGGTTACAAATATCTCCTAAGCGTTGGCAGTATCGTAACCAACATGTTTGTTGTGCCGCTTCAGAACCAAGTGGCTGTCTATATGGGCACTTTCACTAGGCTTTATGTTCAAAATGTTAGTCTTGATGGCTTAACTGTTAGCGTACTTAAAGATATAACCCCAGCTAATTTCGTTGGTAATCCTAACAACAACTGGACATTCGATGTGCTTTCAGCCCAGATAGTAATTAGTGGTATAGGGGTTACGGGTACATATTTGATTGCCCATGCTGCTCAGAACTATAATGATCTAACCAACAATGTTGTAGCTCCTGTTTATTATTATAATACTGCAAACCTTATTACCTCTTCGATAATCGCACAAATACTTCCTGGAACTATAAAAGTATCTGGTGTGCAAGTGCCTCTGCAAGTATCTGGTGGGATAGTAGCTGTACCGCCATATTTGTTTGCTTTTGGAGATTACGGTCAGGTTTTTTGGACTAAGGTTTTTGATGGAACCACGTGGCCAGGCGATGCTCAAATTGCTGGTAATAAGATGCTTTGCGCTAAGCGTGTTCGCGGTGGTGGTGCACCTGCAGCCTTGTTCTGGTCGGTTACATCACTAGTCCAAGCAACATTTAACGGTGGTGCTGCTGGTGAGGAATTCTCATTTGATACAAAACACGATGATATAAGCATACTTTCTAAAGACTCGGTTGTTGAATATAACGGCATCTATTACTGGCCTGGGATAAGTCAGTTCTATATGTATAACGGTGTTGTTACCACTATGCCTAACGTCACAAATTCTAACTGGTTCTATGAAAACCTAAATAAGTTAGCGCGTACTAAGGCATTTGGGATCAGCAATGGCCGCTATAAAGAGGTGTGGTGGCATGTTCCAATGTTTGGCTCAACCGTCAATAATCGTGCAATCGTCTTCAATACCGAAGAAAATACCGCGTGGTATGATGCTATAATTAGCCGTTCTTGTGGTTTCAAAGCGCAGATATTCCCTAAACCGATGCTATTTGATTATCAACAAAATGTCATATCAGGCAGTTATGCGCTATGGCAACATGAGACTGGAGTAGACCAAGACTTCAATGGCGTATTAACTGCGATTCCAAGCTTCTATGAGACTAAGATTTATATGTTATCAGAGATGGGTGGTTCTGATGACAGGCAGTTACGTATTAGACGATTAGAACCTGATTTTGTCCAATCAGGACCAATAGTATTTAAGATCAAATACCGCGCTTTCCCTGACTCAACCCCCGCTTTCTCTCCAGAATATGTATTCACTGATGCAACTAAAAAGGTCGATACCTTCGCTCAAGGAAGACAAGTTAGCTTTATCTTTGGGGTGGTTGCAGTTGGTGCAACATATGAACAAGGCAAGATCAATATTAACTACGAACCAGGTGATGTAACGCCGCAATCAGGGCAATTAGATGTCTAGTGCACCATTAATCCCTACCGCCAATATGACATTTACCCAGTGGTGGAGTCAACTCAACAGCGATTTAATCGGTAAGGCCGTTTTACCAGTAGTTGTAGATGAATCCAAATGGATGGATCTAGTCGATCAACTGACCCAAAACACACGTTTAGGGACGATTCCAAGTGCTAGCGTTGAGTTTTACCCTGGACCAGATGGCTGGAGGAAGTGGGCAATGGCATTTATTAGCAATTTACCAAACAACTAAGGGTTTACCAATTAATTACTTTGTAGTATATATTAATATATTAACGATAGGTCGCAAATGTACGAATTAGAATCATTAGAGAGAACTGAGAAACACGGCTCAAAGCGACCTAAAAAGGAAACAATGGTTCTTGCCCATTTCAATCCTAGAGAAATCAGTGCCATGAATGCTGCTCAAGGTGAAGTAACCAAGGATGCGCATGGTATTCCCCAGTTTAAAAACCTTTGGGAACATGTACTTTACCACCCGCAAATGCAACAAAACTTCAAGGATCATCACGAGAATACAAAAGGCCATTTCCATGAGTCAGATAACATGCTTGAGCGACTCAAGAACCATGGCAGACACGGCGATACTCAACTAGCCTCTATTCCGACTGGCATGGCTGAATTGCTTGATTCCGTCTATGGCAGAAGTCTCAATCCTAAAGACGGTAAGCACGAGTATTTCAATGCTTCGGGTCTTAGTAATTTCCTACAAGGTGCTGTGTCTAACATTCCATTTCAGGCAATGAAAGATATGGGTAAGCATGCAATTAAAACTGGTGCTCGTGCACTTGATCTAATGCGCAGAAATAGACCTGATGTACCTGCAGCACCAGCTGCACCAGCAGCTCCACTTGGCAGATTAGCCTCGATGGGTCGTAGTGCTGGAGCTGGCGTTGGCAAATTACTTGGTTCTACAGCTGGAGCTGGATTACTTGGTTTTGCGGGTAGTGAACTCGGGGCACATATTGGTAGTCAATATGGTGGTCAATATGGTCATCTGGGCAGACTAGCTGGAGCTGGACTTGGTGTTGGCCTTGGAGGTGCTGCTGGTACAATGCTAGGTAAACATTACGGCGGTAAATATGGGGCTAAGCTCGGCGGTGGAGCTGGGGAGGCTGTTGGTAATATGGCTGCTGCTGTACCCGCTGCTGTTGGTAGGTCGGCTGCTAGAGCTGGTCAAGCTGTGGCCAATATTCCTGGACATTTAGCAGATTCAGCCGCAACTGCATATCGCGGATTACCAGAACCAGTTCGCAATATCGCAGGCGGTATCGCTGCCGAAGTACCAAATATTGGATCAGCAGCATATCGTGCTATGAGTGCGCCAGCAAACGCCTTTGCAGCAATGCATGGTCCAGCCCTATCACAAGATGAAGCCACTTACAGAATGTTCCCACAGCTAAGGCCACAACCTCAAGCTCCAGGACCAATTCTTGACGATGTAGATTAATAAAGGAGAACGACATGCTAGATTTAGAACATTTAAGACATAAACCACAGCAAAAACGCGGGAGTGAACGCTCCATGGAAGCTGTGCACATGAACAAGGAAGAGGTTGCAGCCTTAGAGCATATCGATGGCGGTGACCATCGGGATAAAGCAGGAATACGTGAGTTTAAACTGCCTATGTTTAAGAATCCACATATTGCAGAACATATGGTCAATCATCATCATGGCCATGTGGCAATGGGTGGTGAACATGGTATGCCACATCACATTAAAGCCAATCGTATGGATGGAAGATTTGGCGATACTGAATTAGTGAAAATCCCAAGACATGCGGTGCATTTGTTTGATCGTATGATTGGCGGTCCTTCAATAAACCCAATTGACGGTAAACATGAGTATTTCCTCGGATCACTAATGGGTATGGCTGGTAATTTATTTAAAGCTGCAGCTCCTGCAATTGGTGGTGCTATGCGTGGTATGGCATCTGGTGCAGCAAGAGCAATCCCAGCAATGGCAAGGACAGCAGGAAGCGCGTTAGCATCAGGTGCGAGATCAGCAGGCAGTGCACTGGCAAGTGGCGCTGGTAGAGCAGCTAGTGGACTCGCTGGTGCTGGAAGAGCAGCAGCAACGGGTCTTGGTAATGCAGCTAGAGCAGCAGCCCCTATGGCAAGAAGTGCAGCTGGTGCCCTTGGTAGTGGCCTTAAAGCAGTAGCAAAACCAGTATTAGAGACAGCAGCTTCAATTGGACCTGCAATGTACATGCACAAAAAACAAATGGAGGCTCAACAAGCTATGCAACGTGAGCAAATGCAACAACAGCAGCCACAAGGCGCAGAAGCTATCGATAATATGCACGATTTTGGCGGTGATCGTGGCGAGTATCCATCTGCTGGTGATATTCCAGTAGCTCCACAGTATCAAGGTGCACAACCACCAAGAGCACCGCAAATGACAGGACTTGCTGGTATGGGTAAACGTGTTGCTCCCTATCAAGAAGAGCAATTCTATGATGCAAGACCATATGAGGGGCAATAATCATGGCAATAGATTTATCGGTATTAGAGAAAGTTCCTGAGGATGTCGAAAGACATATTCCAATGATGGTAGCGCATTTTGGCCACGAGGAACTTGAGTATCTGGATAGTTTGCAAGGGGGTGCTTCCGTTGATGAGGCTACTGGACTTCGTGAATATAGTAAACTTTGGGATGTGGTGAATAATCCTAAGATGAAGAAAATGCTCGCTGATGCTTATAATATTGAGAAAAATAAGGTTGAACCTCAGGAGTTAGCTATAAAAGGCCTAGAAAAACTCTCCCCGCAAAAACATGAGAAATTTATTCCAAGTCCTGCTGATAGCAATCCAGAAGTCCAGAAACTTGAATCTGAAGGTACTGATGGTGATGATGAACTTGCATTAATGCCTGTACCGTTTCTTAACTTTCTAGATTCAGTTCAGGGCAAACCCAAAACTAATCCACATACTGGATTACCTATGTATGGATTCTGGAAAAGCGCACTGCGTGTTGCCGCAATGGTTGGTGGTTATCTTGTAGGTGGCCCACTAGGGGCGGCAGCTGCTGGAGGATTAGCACATCAAGTTTCAGGTGGTAAATTTGCTACTGGCGCACTTCGCGGCGGACTTGGTGGAGTGGGAGTTAACGCTCTTGGAATGATGGGTGCATTTGGTGGAGCAACAACTTTAGGTGGCGCAGCTTCTCATGTAGGAAGTAGCCTTGCTGGAAGCCTTGGGTTCGGTGGAGCAGCCGCAGGTACAGGAGCAGCCGCTGGAACTGCAGCAGCAGGCACTGCAGCAGCAGGCACAGGAGCTGCAGCAGCCGCACCAGGATTCTTTTCATCACTGATGTCATCGCCATGGGTGTTGCCTCTTGCCGCAGTTGGCATGATGGCCAAAGGCAATAAACAATATAAACAGGATGAACGCAAGGCACAGGAAGACCTTGATGCACAAAATCGCAGAGGCAGGTTATTGTCTGGTGCGGATCTAAAAATAGGTACAGTTAAGAACTTCAAAGATTTGCCAGCTAGGGATTTCCGTAGTCCAGAAGAACGCATGAATTCATCGTATGAATTTAAGCATTATCGCGATAAACCAGCACCTTATTATACAGAATATGCCAAAGGTGGACATGTGCCAGCTGATCGAGGCTTAGCGAAGATGCGTGAACTTAAAGCCAAAAATCATTCAAGACCAATTAATGGCCCAGGAAGAGGTCAGGAAGATCGTGTGCCTGCGCAGCTCAAAGAAGGTGATTATGTAATGGATGCTTCTACTACCAGCGATCTTGGTGATGGATATTCAGGAGCAGGTCATGCAGCTTTAGCTGATATGGTTAAAAAGTTACATGCAAAACACCCATTACCAAAGGTATCGCTAGCTAAGGGTGGCAAGATTCTTGATCTGGATAAGAGCAGAATCATACCAGCAGCCTTATCTCCAGGCGAGCATATCATAGACCGCAGGACTGTTACTATAATTGGTAATGGCAGCAACGACAAAGGTGCTAACATGCTAGATATCATGCGCAAAAACTTGCGAAAACACAAGAATAGCAACGGTACTGAACTGCCGCCTAAGGCTAAACATATTGAGGCGTATTTTCCTAAACAATTTAAATTAATGGTGGGATGATATGGCTACTTTAGAGGAAAAAAACAAGAGACTAGCTGAGCTTGAAAAAACACTTAGTGATAATTTGGCTTACACATCTGACTTGAAATCAGTGATAGATCACGTAGATGAAAACAATTACCAATGGACCACAGAAAATAATCGACTTGGACTTGGCGGGAGGAGCAAAGCCGATTTTAAATCAAAACTTGAAAATGCAATTCTTAGATCATCTCATACAAGTAATACACAGCAAAAAGCTTTATCTGAATTAAGGCGAGATATTGATAAAGAAGCATCAGACACGCAACTCACTAAACACCAACAAGAAATCAATCTAGAACGTGCCCAACGTGAAAAATTTCAAACTGAATTTGAAAAATGGCGTAAGAAGTACGAACCAGCAAATGCCAGCCAGACTGAAGCTCCTAAGGCCGTACCAAGACTCACCGAGCAAGACAAATACCGAGCATTAAAAGAAAAGCATCGTCTTAACCCCAACAGTGTATCCATTGCTGAGCTTAATGAGCAAGGGGAACGTGCGCATTTTGAACGTGATACCGAAACACAGGCTCTCCATAATGAAGTTAAAAAGGCGGAACATTTAGCCAAACTCGAACTGCCAGGCAGAATCAAGCAACATACAGAAGCGGTTGCAGCAAACAAGGAGGATGCTTTTCTCCAAGATCGAGCATTAGCAAGTCGTCCATGGTTGCAAAAATTAAAAGATGAAAACCCAGCTAAATATGCTGATGAGTTAAAACTAGCTGTTCAGGAAGAGAAAACTGGTGCTCTAACGGATGTTGAGCAACAAAAGGAATACGAGGAATTTCAAAAGTCAGAAGCAAAAAGAAAGGGAATAGAAGAACAACGTGAAGAAGATATAACTAAGAACGCAACGAATTCAAAGGCAGCTGGTACACTGTATGAGTCGCAACCAGAGTGGATGATCGGCCCATCTGGTATGCTGATGAATACAATTCGTGGGGCTAGGGCACAATCTCAAATGCCTTACAAGAAGTACGAGGGTCAACGCTCTGCTGGTTTAACACCATTGCAAGAAATCGCTGCTGAGAAATCTTATCAGAATCTTGAGAACCCTGAACTAAAAAAACTATTTACCCATGCACAGCAGAACCTAGTCGAGGGAACTAACACTCCTGCTTATGAGGCTATGGTTCCATACAAAAATCAGTATGAAGAAGAGGTAATGAATGGCATACAACGCCGTATGACTGAGCATTACAAGAACGATATCCTGCCTGGAATTGAGGCGAATTTTATCAATCGTGGTGCTTGGGATTCATCAGGTCGTCAAAATGCAGTTAACCGTGCTACTGAGGAGCATATGCGTGGAATGGGCGAAGCTTTAGGTGAAATCGGCCATCGTGGTCATCAGTCTGCCATTCAAAACGCGCAAGAAGACATGAAACGCAAAATTGCTGGTGGTGCTGAGTTAAAAGACCTTAAATCTGCTGAAATGAAAGACCAAGCTGGTAATATATCTGAACTTGAACGCTTAGGAAGCAGAGCACAGCTTATTAACCAAGAAAAACTCAATCGTGACTACGAAGATTGGGCTAAACAACAGGAGCACCCATTCAAAATGTTCGAACGTGAAAATGCGGCTGTACGTGGTTTACAAGTACCTTCCTACGTTTATGAAACTAAATATAATGCACCACAACCAAATGCTGCAACGCAAATAGGTGGTGGCTTACTTGAAACATTTGCCAATATGCAACGCAATAAGAATGCTGCAGGTGGTCGTATAAGACTTGCAGGCGGTGGTTTAGCAATGCCATCTGCAATGTTACCAGAAGAACAGGATTACCAAAACCGCTTGCAAATGGCTACAAACAAAATGGAGCAAAGTTCAGGCAATCCTATGTGGTCTATGCTAGCTGGAGTGGGAAGGGGTATTGCAACGAGTCAGCATGCTAACCCAATGCGCGCTATCGCTGAAGCTATACCGCAAGGCAATCAGGCATATCGCGATCATCAAGACGCTGATGAGACCAGACGTACTCAGGCATTGAATCTACGCAAAATGATTGCTGAGAGCAGAAGGGTGCAGGAAGATAGGGTGTTTAAACATAAGCTCGATCTCGAGGATTTAGCAATTAGAAGATTGGCTGCTTCTAATAAAGCACAACCGCAGACACCTACACAAAAGCTTATGGCTAAAATAAACGAGAAAAAACTCGAAGGAATTTCAGCGCATGGTGATGCATCTAGGGAAACTGAAGATACACTCAAAACACTCGAAAGTTTAAATAAACAAGTTGGTGATACATCAACTCTAGGAATGAAAAAGCCCGATTGGTATATGAATGTAACATCGCCAGAAACACAATCTTCCAGAGAATCATTTGTTGCAGCTAAAAATAAGTTAGTAGCTAATGTTACAGCTACACAAAAGGGGGCGCAATCAGATAGAGATATGGAATTATGGTTAAGTACTGCACCAGATTTAAGTAGGTCAACCAAAGGTAACGAAAAGATAATTCAAAGTGGGTTAGCTTTGAGTAAGCGCGCGCAAGAACTAGAATCGTTCGTTTTTGATATGACCGAGAACTACGGAGTTCAGCCTATTCAGGCTCAAAAAATGTTTAAGACTTGGGCTAATAGCCATCCACTCCTAAACGAGGATTTAACCGTCAATGAAGATAATGTTAACTCATCTCCTTATGATACCCTAAATGGCGACTCTACTCAGCCACAAGAAGCAAAACAACAACAAACACAACAACCTACTAGTAATCTAGCAAAAGAACTTGTAGCCCAAGCTAAAGATGAACAACGTATGCGGTCTAAACATGCACGTGGTGGACAGGCGGTAATAATGACCAAGAAGGAATCTCTTAAAAATCTACTGGGGGCAAACCATGCTTGAATCTAGGTTTTCTAAACTTAGTGATGAGCAGCTCAAAGAAGTTGCGGGTGGTAATTTTTCTTCGATTCTAGCAGATATGAGCGATGAAGAATTGGCTTCTATTGCTGGATCACCCTCAACACCAATCGAAGAACCTAAGCCTAAGCCTAGTGGATATTTAAACCAATTTGCAAAGGGTGCTCGTAATACGGCAGTTGGTCTTGCAAGTGCTCTTGACATACCTACAGCTGCTATTGGTGCGCCAATAAAAGCCTTAACTGGTCAAGACTATTATTTACCGAGCGAAGCCGTTGCAAAGGGTATTGATTGGGCTACAGATGATTATACGAAACCTTCAACCGAAGGGGAGCGCGTTGCAGCTTCAATAACTGAGGCAATCGCTTCTATGCCTACACTAAGCGGAGCAGGCAAAACGATTGTTAAAAATGCACCAAAAGCTTTAAAGCATATCGGCAGATTCATGCAATCAGGCAATGTTGCTACACCTACGAATGTTGCAGCTAATGCAGTTACATCTGGCGTTATACAAAAGCGTATGGAACAGACTAATAACCCAACCGAGGCCTTTTTACTTGGGGCAGGGGCTGGAACGTTAGTACATGGTGGTGCAAAATTTGCACGACCTAAGCCTTTTGCGACAACAATAGGTGAGATTACTGGTATTAAACCAGAAATGGTTGATAAGTTCAATCAAGCTGGGCTTGGTGATCTTAAAACCGTTGCTGATGTAACTAATAATAAATGGACAAAGATTGCACAAACAGGCACTTCTAAGCTACCTTTTGCCCCTGAAAACCTATCTAATATTTATAAAGCAAGACCAGCTAAGATCGCTTCCGAACTTGGTATAGAAAATCCAATGTCTAAGCAAGAATTCGGGGAATATGGTAAACAAGTAATCAATGAAACTCAAAATAAATACAATACGCATGCTAATAAGCTTCGCGAGGATATTGTTAAGCATATTGATAGCCCTAAAGGTAACCTAGTTAGCATTTCAGAGCCATTGCGATTCTTGCAAAACAAACGGAAAGCCCTAAAGACACCAGAACGAATAGCTAAGTTTGATGCTTCTCCTAGCGGTCATTTTCTTAAAGAATTGCAATCAATGGGAATGCAAAATCATGACCCATATACTCCAGCTAGCAGGTCTTTAGTGCCCTTTGGAGATCTTGACGATGTCAGAAGAGAGGTTGGGGCTTTAGCTAAGAATCATTTTGATATCGCGGCTTCAGCAGATAAAGGAAATCTTAAGAAGCTTTATGGTACAATTAGCGAAGGTCTTGGCAAGCATTTCGATGGTCTTGGCAAAGGTGCTGGTGAGAGCTGGAGAGAGTATAATAGCTATTGGTCTAAATACAAAGATAAGATAGTTCCGCATATTAATTCAATGTCCACAGCAGGCTCCAAGAGCGATATAGGTATATTTGACTCATTGTATAGCAATATCAAACGTGGTGGAGAAAAGGCTAATATCCTGCTTGAGAATATTCCTAAGAAAGAAAAGAAAGATAAGGTTGTGAGTACGATATTTCATGAACTCGGACAAACCAGACAAAATGAATTCTCACCAATTGAATTTGCTAAGAACTTCAAATCTTTAGACCCACATGTTCAAGACGTATTGTTATCGCATTACGGCAAAACTCGTGAACCAAAGGTTAGGGCACTCATTGAGTCGATTGACATGATGAAGGCTACACTTGCTGAGGCCAATCATTCTGGAACTGCATCACATAGTTTATTATACAACACAATAGCAACTGGTGCTACAGCAGCAGGGGGCGTTCTTACTGGTAGTGCTGCAGGATTATCAGCCGTATCATCTCTTGGAACGCTGGGAGCTGCTTGGATTGGTGCATCAGGATTAAACAAGTATATTTTCGGAAACCCTAAATTTATTGATGCAGCTTCATTTGGACTCAAAATAAAAAACAAAGCCCAACTACCATTGTGGTTTAATAAACTAGAACATGTAGGCGTCCCAAAGAGCAAGATAGAGGCGTTGCGTAGTGCCTATACTAAACTCAAAAAAGAAGATATAGCCCAAAACAAAAGCGGATTAAATAAAAGCATTTCAAGATCGTCAATGAATATGTTTAATCGTGAGAAGGGCGAGGAATGATAGTATTGCTCTCAAGCCTAATCGGCTTCTTATCATCTGGAATCCCTGCGATACTCAAACTAATGCAAGACAAATCCGACAAAGCTCATGAGTTGGCGATAATACAGCTTCAGATGCAAGCCCAGAAGGATATTGCAGGCCAACAATTACAAGCGATTCAATCTCAAGCTGAGTCGCAAGAAATGATTGCAATTCATAATAACGATAGACCAACATACACATGGATAGACACCCTAAACGCCTCTGTGAGGCCAGTTATAGCATATTGTTTCTTTGGAAGCTATGTCGCAACTAGAATATTTTTATTCCAATACCTTGAGCAATCAGGGGCTGCATTCAATATGTTGGTCGAAACCCTGTGGGATGATCAAGATATGACTATTTTGGCTGGAATACTCTCATTTTACTACGGTTCAAGGGTGTTTGAGCGGAAATAATGGTTATTCCGGGGGCTTTGATCAATCTAATTAAGCAATTCGAGGGTTTGAGTCTTACGAGGTATAATGATGTCGCAGGATTCGCAACAATTGGATATGGACACCTAATTAAGCCCCAAGAAACTAATTTAAATGCGATTTCTGAGGAAAAAGCGTTAGATTTGCTATTAAATGACGTGGCTATTCATTTTAAGGCTGTAAATAGGCTTATAACCGCGCCACTGAATCAAAATCAACTATGCGCACTGGTAGATTTCAGTTTTAATCTTGGGAGTGGTGCATTACAGAGGTCAACACTTAGAGCAAAACTAAACAGAGGTGACTATTGTCACGCTGCTGAGGAATTTGTTAGGTATCGTTATGCAGGAGGAAAGGTTATAGCGGGTTTGTTAAGAAGAAGGCTGGCTGAACGGGATTTGTTCTTGAGTTAGGGTGATCAGCAACTACCAACTTTACCGCCGTTGGCTTTCAAACGTGCCAGACCTTTTTCTAGTTCATCTTTAGTCGTTATATCTTCTTCCTTAATACCGCTAATAATATCCTGTAAGGACTCTATTATATGATTATGTACATAGTCAGGATTGCCACGCATTAACCCCTCAAACACACATAGTACTTTAAGGACACAGCAATTTATTGCTACTTCTATGGATTGATTGTAGTCAAGTATATATTTAGGCGCAGATTTCCTGCATAATCTCGTTGTGGTTTCTGTGATTTTTAGCCCTATTTCTTCCGAAAGTATGTGGAGTTCATCTGAGTATTTACGTAAATATTGGTTGACAGCTGATAGAGTTTCTTTTTGTTTTGGTTTCATCAGCAACTACCAACGTCTTTGTGCCTGATTGCCGCCTGTACCTCTTCTTCGAGTTTTTGGAGACGCGTTTCATCAATCGAGTTAAGAACATTTACTAAAGCATTCCTTAGAGTGTTGTGTACATAATATGGAAGGCCTCGCATCACTCCCTCTAGTGTAATCACGTTTTCAAAGATGCTGCAACACAACGATAATTCTATTTTTTTGCAGTAAGTAATCGGAGAATCTAACTTTTCGGCGGTCTCTATGACTCTATGTCCAATATCTTGCGCAAGCAAGTTAAAGTCTTCTTCGTGTTTCTCTATACATTCGCTAATCGCGCTTCGGGTGTTCGGGGATTTTTCCATTTCATTTCCTGCTTATCGTGTCACATGTCGGGTAAGGGCAGAGGAGTTAACTAAAATCCATTACCCGACATTCATTCTTATGGAGTTAGAAATAACTCTAACAAAACCAACACAAGGACACAGTTGGTCATACCTACATTAAACAGATTTAAATGTGTGTCAACCTTAAAATTCAGGGCGTCCTAAAGCATTTTTGTCGTCTGCTTCGTCTGTGATAATCGCCTCTGTCGTAATAAGCAAACTGGCCACTGAAGCAGCATCTTGCAACGCAGTACGTACGACCTTGGTTGGGTCAATGATGCCAGCTTTGATCAGGTCAACATAGGTTAGGGTCTGCGCATCAAACCCGAAATCCGTATTGTCGCTATCGAGAAGCTTACCAACTATTACTGCACCATCAATACCAGCATTTTCGGCTATCTGTCTCATTGGAGCTTCAAGAGCCTTTCTGATGATGTTGATACCAGCTTTTTGGTCTTCGTTATCGCCCTCGAGGTTTGCAAGGGTACGAATTGAATAGAACAATGCAGCTCCACCACCTGCAACTATACCTTCTTCAACTGCAGCTCTTGTGGCGTTAAGTGCATCTTCAACGCGGTCTTTGCGCTCTTTTACTTCTACTTCAGTAGTGCCACCAACCTTCAGCACACCAATGCCACAGGTAAGCTTAGCCAGTCTTTCACGCAGTTTGTCCTTTTCGTATTCGGTAGCAGCTTCCTCAATTCCTGAGCGAATTTGGGCGGCGCGTGTCTCGATTTCCTCTTTGTAACCTTGGCCATCGACAATCGTAGTATGATCTTTCGTAATGGAAATGCGTTTAGCGGAGCCTAGATTAGCTATTGTTACGTTCTCGATTTTCATACCAAGATCATCGGAGATTACCGTTGCACCAGTCAAGATCCCCAAGTCTTCTACTAGATCTTTGCGTCTATCACCAAAACCCGGAGCTTTGACCGCACAGATCTTGAGACCACCACGCATTTTGTTTACTACAAGGGCAGCTAGTGCGTCACCTTCAACGTCTTCAGCAATGATGAGCAATGATCTTCCTTCCTTGAAGACTGCCTCGATCAGTTTAATCATAGGCTGGAGGTTAGATATTTTCTTCTCGTATACCAAAACGTAAGCGTCTTCTAACTCGGCAACCATCTTTTCGGTGTTGGTCACAAAGTATGGCGAGAGATAGCCATTATCGAAGCGCATACCCTTGACAACACTGATCTCAAAGTCAAAGCCTCTAGCTTCTTCTACGGTTATAACACCTTCGTGGCCGACTTCTTGCATGGCTTCAGCGATCTTCTTACCGATCTCTGCGTCATTATTAGCGGAGATTGTGCCAACCTGCGCGATCTCATCATTGTTGCTGATTGGCTTGCTCTTAGCCTTGATATCCTCGATAACCATAGCAACTGCCTTATCGATCCCACGCTTGAGATCCATTGGATTCATACCAGCAGCCACCGCTTTGTTACCTTCACGAGCAATCGCCTGCGCTAATACTGTAGCCGTAGTCGTGCCGTCACCAGCAATATCATTGGTTTTGCTAGCTACTGATTTGATTAGCTGCGCGCCAACGTTGAGAAGCTTATCCTTTAGTTCGATTTCTCTTGCTACGGTTACGCCGTCCTTAGTAACTCGCGGTGCTCCAAAACCCTTGTCTATCACCACGTTGCGGCCTTTAGGGCCGAGTGTAACCTTTACCGCATTGGCAAGGATATCAACGCCTTGTAACATCTTATCGCGTGCAATAGCCCCATGTTCTATTAGTTTAGCTGTCATCTCTCTTATTCTCCTTTAATTATGGCAATGATGCCTGTTTCTCTGATGGTTACTAATTCTAAGTCTCGGTATTTAACGTCCTCCGCCATGTTACTACGGTACAAGACTGTATCACCAACTTTAGCGATCAATGGTCTTAGTTCGTTTGTGTCGTTTGCACTACCTTGCCCAGTTGCGTATATTTTGCCTTTAAGTATGTTGCTATCTGAAATAGAAATTATAAGGCCACCATCAGTGGTTTCATCTTCTTTGATTTTCTCAATTAGAACTTGATCGTATAGCGGGATTAATTCCATGGGTTTTACTCTCTTATTTGATTATTAGGTTAACTATTTGAATATAAGTATAAAAATTTGGATTACAAGCTATAGCAGCATGTTATTTCGTTCTTCGTCGGCAAGGATTCGCTTGATGATGCTGATGACGTTTGTAGGGCTGATATCAGCATGGTAGATAATCCCGTACTGATTGAAGAACGCCTTTGCTTTAGTCGCGTAAGGTGTTAGCTTAATGTTCTGGCGGTAATTCATCTCTTGTACGTCACGGTCTAGCTTATCATCAAACTCAGGTATTTTCATTAGGTCGACAATGAGACGTTGCCCGCATTTCCAGCGCAGACGTGGCACATCTGTAACCATGCCTCCGCCTGTTATGTGACGCTTGTTGGTGTTCCGTTCGAAGGCTATGTTGATATCTATGCTTAGGAAGCGTAGCTTGATGAAATCAGCCTCTTGACGTAACCAGTCTTGCGGTCTGAAGATCTTGGCTATGGCAACACCTTCATTCTCTCGCATCTTATCAGCTATTGAGTAGACTTCAGACGTAATGTAGATGTCTTTGTAGGTTAGCTCGGCTATTGCTTGTAAGAGTCTCTCATAGTTATCCTTGTTCGGGTTTGTTTCTGTCATGTTGCAATAGCTCCAGTATATGAATGATTAGGTTGTTTGTATAGATATGTAATGCGTCACGGCGTGCAGGCTCATCTTTAGCTACGATTACGTCAACGAATAGGTTGCCGTGTCGCTTGAGGAAGTCGTCTGATACGTCCTTGGTCATCGGCGTTTGTGTGAAAGGGTGAATACAATCGTCTGTTCAATGAGCTTGTTGAGCTCGCTAGGGTAGAACGAGTATTGCGGTGCGAAAGTCTCTAGACAATTATCCTCATATTCCTTGAGCGTCTCATTGTCATCGAGGTCATCAAGATAATCATCGTATATTTCGCGCGCTTGCTTATTCATTTTGTTTGCAATTTGGTTAATAATTTGAGCTTACTCAAACAAAAACCATGATGCAAGCCCAAAATTACAGATTAGCAAGGAATTCAGATAGCTGATGCCAATAGACAATACTTAGCAAGACCCCAGCCGTGAGCGTTAGGATAAGGACTAGCAAGCCTATCATCTGGCGGGTTTGTCTAGTTTTCTCAGCTTGGTAGTCTTCCTCGGTCGTCTCGGCTAGTCTTGCACCGAATTGCTTAAGTAGCGCGCGTTCTTTTTGATTTAGTTTTCTTGGTATCATTCTCCTTCTCCTTGCTAATAACACCGAGATCGTTGACTATCTCAGTAATTGACTCCTCTGTAGTTAACGGTAAGTTTGATTCATTCGGCTTATTGGTTGGCTCCAAATACCATATATACTTTTTTAGTTCTGCAGCTTGTTTCTTGGTTTCTTTAACGATCTTAGCTACGGCTGCTTCCACATCTGCAACGGCCTTCTTGATTTCTTTTATTGAGATCATCGTTTCACTGTATCTTTGCTTAATATGGGAAGTTGAATGATTAAGACTAAGAATATCTGAACTATGTCCTTTGAGTGTAGCGGGCACTCTCTCGCGGTTATACTCGTCAATGAATACGTTACATTGGGCTGTTAGATTAGCTATTACAATGTCATGTTTCTTGATGGCGTTGTCTATTTTGGTATCTTGGTTTTTGATTGCCTCATCAGGAATATCCATAAGCATGACCTTAGCTTCCATCTTGGCCATTTCCTTGCAGATTGAGGTATTGATGCTAATACATTGCTCGCGCCAGTTGTCTAAGTCATTGATCTTCTTGATTAGTTCTTCTTGTTTCACTTCTTCCCCTTTTTCCCTTTTCCGCTGGTCTTGTTGTATGCATCTGCTGCAGCCTTCAACTGCTTATCGTATTTTTGTGCGAGAGCCACTAGTATCTGCCTTGTTACTGTCGGCGGCTCCCCCCACACCCAGTGACCTTTGCGCTTGGGTTCGTTATCCCATACCCAGTAGCCTTTGTGTTCGATTCCGTCAATCTCTATAGTTCCAACAACAGCAGGCTCTAGCTGGCCGCATATGATAGCTTTCTTCAGTGCTTCTAGAGCTCTTATAACATCAGGCTGCTTTACTCTCTCCTCGAACGATATACAATTACGGTCAATCTCGGCCGCTGCTTCCCTATCCTCGGCTTCTCTACGTTCTTCGTTAACTAGGTGCTCTTCGTATGGTATAACACTTGAGATAGCATCGCTAAAGCCTGCTGTAGGCGTTATACCTAGATTATGAATACTATTGGCTGCGGCTTCAGCTCTGGTAAGAGGAAAAGGGGAAATGAGACTATCACGCTTAGCAATAAGCTCGTCTATCTCTTCGCCTAGCTGCTTATGTCTATCCGCTATATGTTCAAAATATGTTTTTCCACTATGGGAATTGGTCATGTCCTTGGGATACAGGTTTTTCTTTCTGCTCCCAGTTATAATCATTTGATTTATGTCATAACGCTCACCTATCTTTAAATCGATTAAGTTACTATAGAGCTCGTATAATTCCACAGTATCAATAACGGTTTCTGTTGATTTGGTCATTTCTTATCACCTACGTATTTTTGGACAATATCCCCTAATGTCATTTGTTTTCCTTCGGGCTCAGGTGGTTTAATATTAGCTCGATTCTCTAGCCAGTACAACATACGTTGCTCGTTAATAAGCAATGGCGTAGTTTTTCCGCCAATTCGAATTACAACGCCTCCGATTTCCATTCCGTTGGTCTTTCTTCTTTCGCACCATTTCCGTAAAGTGTTATATTTGATGAATTTATATTTATCTGCAAAATCCCAGATAGTAAGCAGATCCTTGGTTATAGAGCTCATTTAAAATTTACCTTTAATTAATTTAGAATTTGTTAATAATTCATTTATGTTGCTTAGGATTTGGGTTATCTCCGCTAGTCTAGCCATTGGGTAATAGTCGTAATGCTCCCATAGTATATGCTTGAACCCCTGTTTTTCGGTCACTTCGTTGAGGTTTCCTGCTATTGAGATACGCCATACCATATTATCATTGAGCGTTGACTTGCGGTATTGGTAGACTATCTCGAGAATATATGGCGCAATCTCTCGTAGGTCTAACCCGTTAACATCGCCGAATAAGTATTTATTCATTTGCGTTGCTCCAGCTTGGTAATGCGTTCGTTAAGACTCAAAAGATACCGTCTGTGCTCATCAAAAACATTGGTGTCAGCATTGTGAATCTTGGTAAATATGGATTGCCAAAACAGCAGATATATAACCGCTAACGTCAATCCTATTACCGCATATATCATCCTAACTCCTTTATTTGATTGTTGTAAATATACACTAATCTATCTTATTATATAAGTCAACGCAATTATTTGCGTATATTTGCGAATATTTGCGAATATTTGCATTGACAACCACTTTTTCCTAATATATGGTGGTTTCTGTAGAGCAATTACGCCCTACACAAAAAGGATGGAAAAAATGACTAAACAAACAGAAACAGCAAAATTTGAAATACTTCCTAGATCGGAATGGACAGTTAAAACAGTCTATGTATGTGGTGTGGATACTAGAATCCCTAATGAAAACGAGGAGGCGTAATCATGACAGAATTGAACCTAATAGACAAACTAACCAACATCGCGCTAAAGCAACTAGAGCAACAGCAAAAATTGACGGTCAAAAAGAGTCAGCTCTTGGCTGCATTACTTAGAGAAGGTAAAACCAAAGCACAAGCATGTAATATCATCAATAGTATACTTGCTGACTATGGTTTAAACGACAATCAAAGGGGGGCGTAACCATGACACAAGAATTTAATGATAACCATACACGTATAAGTAGCCTGTGGTTAGCTTGTCAGTCTGGATATATTACAAATGAGGAATACGCGGAGCAACTCTTAGCATCCCCAGTTAATGTAGCCAAAATATTATATGATATACAAACAAAAAAAGGAGCGTAATCATGACATATGTATCAGTATCATTTGATTTTGCAGGTAAACGTATTTGCTCAAATAGGGTGGCATCAGTGGATTTGTTAGGCGGTCTAGATGTTAAAATGCTGGTGATTCCAGATGGCCTCAGGTGTCAAGTATTGACCGAGAGTTTTACTACTACCGAGGAAGCTCAAGAGCGTTATAGAACAATCAAGAGTCATATCAACTTTAGCAATCTGAACGATAATCAAAAAGGAGTCCAATCATGATTAAACACAACAACATAGTAATGACACCGATAGTTAATGGCTATCTCGACCAACATAGTTTCTTGAAAACGGTTATCGCTGCCGTTAGCAGATACCTAGAAAGCCCCCTATCGCACAAATATCACCATGTTAGCTTTCATCGTATAGACAATGCGCTACATGTCCTTAATGAAGACGAGAAATTGCTTTACAAGTTAGGGGAGTATTTCGCGGGTGTTACTGATTTGCCTGAAGATCTGGTATTGTGGCTAATAACGGATTCGGACGGTACAATAACGCTTTTGACTCCAGATGAGTATTAATTATGATGACCATAGAATTTAGACTGCTGACTACAATATTAACAACAACGCTAGCGGGTGAAACTGCTGGTAATAACGGAGAATAATCATGACTACAGAAGAAAACAGCGAATTAATAAGAAAACTAACCGACCCGCTTGAAGACCAAGTTTCCGCAATCGAGGCAGAAATACAAGAAATTGCCGAGGAATTAGACTTATTCTTCAAAAATGCTCCTGTCGTTGGGGATAACGATACATCAAGCATCGTATAACGGTTGACCGTGATTCTTAGTCTCCCATTCATAATGTACGGTATCTGGTAACTCATCTGGGTGACGGATACCTTGCATTTCGCGAATTCTACAAAATGCTTGGCTACATGAGTCAACAAGATCATCTGCGCCACCCCGTTTGAACTTTATGCAAGCCTGCATGAATTCTTCTACGAATGGGAAGAACCGCTTAAAGTTAGGTGGTCGGCCGGGAAACCATACGCGACCAGACTCAAAGTAAGGCGTAGCCATCATTGCACGGTTAAGCTTGTCACCATACTTGTTAGGATTGAAGCGAGTAGCTGGAATGCCGCGGCGGTTTAATTCGCTAACCAGCGGGCTACCGTTGGCCTTATTCTCAACTAGCACCATGTCAGGGTGTCTGATCTCATAGTCTAATGGATCTTCTACGTCTACATCTTGATAGTTCTTGTATAGCCTCATTGCCATTTCAAGCAATACTGGGTGATCTACCATACCGCGCCATATGTCTAATAACATGATGTTTTCCACCTCGAATCTATCCTTGAAGATGCCCCATGTCGTGCAAGCAGAGTAGCAGCCAGTGTCTAGATCGATTTTCTTGGTCATCGCCGTATCCCAGGATTGAATAATATATTCAATCTTAGGGAGCTTCTCATCCATCCACATCGACTGCGTGAACCATCTACGCGCGAATACCCCCCCCT